CATGTACCGATTTCGCTTTTCAATTTTGCGAGCTAAATCGGTATCCCTCTTCATTGTTTCGCCGCGAATAAAGATAGCTGATTCCGCATCGGACAAAGGGAATAATTTAGACTTCTTAACAGCTTCTAAGTCTTGCAAGATTTCATCAATCTGCTCATCACTTAGTCTGTTTCTACTTGCTCTTTTTGCAACATCCCTACAATCGACCATTATGACCTCATCACACAAACAGTTGTTTCTTCAATGGTCTCAATATAAGCGCGAGCCTCTAATTCTATTGCCTCTATGGCATCAAGTTCTTTTATTTGCTCAGAGGTAAGTTCATTTGCATCCCTAGCCGCCTTAATTAAAACCTCTTCACGAGCGATAATATCATCAATGTCTTGATTTTCTGTGAACTGAGTTGCCCATTCGTCAAACTTTGCAGAAGCATCTGGATCTGCCGTGGGGTCGCTTCTTGGGTCAATCGCATGACGAGCTAATAAATCGGCCTGATACTCTTCTATATCTCTGGCGACATCAATCCTAGCATCCATAAGGTTCTTGTTACTTCTGGCCATTTCATCAGAGATAAGAACGATTTCATCGTCAGTAACATTTTCAACGCCTTTTTCTTTTAGCTCATCTTTTATATCTTGCCGCCTTGCTTGCTCTGCATCGAAATCATTCAGTGCATCAGATGACTTCCTCCAATCTTCAGCAGCCTCTGCGTCCTGCCGTGCAAATACAAAGCTTCCTCTCTTCTGATCGTCCAATGCCTTAACTAATTCATTCGTATTTCTGCTTGAAATATATCCAGCTTCAAATGCAAATTCCGCCATATCATCAAGATCAAACTTAGAATTTGGGTTGTTAATTCCATTAACAGTTTTTCCGGTTTTACCTCGATATTCTCTCTTTGACGCGTATCCAATATTACTTAACTCACCCCTAAACGCAGGGGCATTATCATTTATACCGCCAACATCCCTTACAAACTGCCCCAAATCAACAGGCTTGCCAGTTACTTTAGGTTTTATCATTTGCACATTTATATCGTGGTCTGTGACATACTGCCTAAGCGCAATTTCAAATGGCAGCTGCCCACCAGTGTACTGATACATGGATCTAGCTTGCTTGGCGGCTTGCGGAGCCTTAGCGACAATTTCTTCAGCAGCCTTTGGCGGTGGAGGTGTAAATCCAGAAACATCCTCTCTAGGTGTTATTGTGGGCTCAACAGACGCAATAACCTCTTTTACGTCTACATCTGGCCTACTAAACATACCGGCGACAGTACCAATGGCTCCACCTAAGAAGAACCCAGCCCCAACATTGAACAGCGCATCGGACATTGTGTAGTCAAGTTGCTGATCTGCTGAGAGGCCATAATATAAAGGCTCAGTAAGCAAAGCACCAGCTGTACCCTCTATAGCCCCAACCCTTGCTCTGCCACCTACGCGGCCAAATCTAGCAATCGACGTAGCCTTTCCAGCTTGGCCAACGACAGGAATAAACATTGTTGCAACTTCAACTGGATCAGCGGCCATTGCCAGCATCCCGCCGCCAAACTTGGCAACGCCAGGCAACAAACCTTCTGGGCTTCTATTGATGATGGCGTTGCGGATAATCTCTTCTTTTTTACCCTCAGCAATCAACCTTGCCTCTTCAGCAGATGTTCGCTCTGTAAATGTTACGATTCCATCGTACATTTCGTTAAGCTCTTCTGGCTCAACCATCCTGCCTTCATCTATACTTTGCTGGTGAATAGCGCTTCTTTGAGTTTGATCTTGCTCATAAATGTCCTTGAGTTGAGATTGCAAGCTTTCTCGCAGTATTGGATCTGTGGTTGTTTCAAGATCATATTCTATTTGGTATTGGCGCTGCTGTAGCTCTAAGTCTAACTCCGCTAGCCTGTCGCGCTCAGATGTCGTAAGTGCGCTTATAGACGCTTGAGCTTGCTCAAACTTACGGCTTAACAACGTGCCAGTCATCGGTGTCTTTGCCATTTCAGAAACAGCACGACCTAAAGAAACTTGCATAGTTTCAGAAAGCCCAGCTCTTAAGAACCTATTATCTGTTTTTAATGGCCTTGGCTGCAGCATTATTTTCTGCCTTCTCTGCGGCTAACTTTTGGTTCTTCTACTGGTGTAACCAGCTCTACTTCTATTTGCGGAGCTGGCCCCGTTCTGGCCTCACGGCGCTCTTCTGCGCTAATTCTTGGAAACACTTGCTTGGCAATTATATTTACGTCTTTAAACAAAACATCGACGTTTGATCCATCAGCCTTTTTAACCACAACAAATCTGTCATTTATATTGTAGTGCAAGCGCAAGCCATCGCCCGTTTCATTGTTAAGCCATATTCCATTCGATGAGATACCAGCCAATGTAACAGGCTCATCTGCAAATTCTGGCAGATCTGGAAAATCTATTGTTTCAACCTCAAGAAACCTAAGTGCGTTTTCTGTAAGTAAGCGCTGCATGTTTCTATCAATAGTGCTTGCATTGAGTGTTGGATCTACGGGAACAATGTATAGCCCCTGCTTTCTATTAACAATTTGCTTAGGATCGGCTTCTGGCAATAATTCAGCTACAGAGTTTTTAACAGCCTCTTGAAGAGTAATGTTACCTTCTTGTAATTTATAACCAGCAAGCTTAACAACAGTTTCATATTGCTGTAGATATATTGATCTAGCCTCACCAGCGCTGCCTCGCAGAAATGCCTCTGTGTAATCAGATCCCTCTAAAATTGATCTAACTTCTGTTTTAATATCATTTTTATCAGTTGGAGCCATAGTTCCAAAAATATCTTTTTCACTTAGAGCAGCTATTTCCGCAAGATCTTGGCGAGTCTCTGGGTTGTCAGTATATAGCGCTTGAACATATTCCGGTTTTAATCCAGCCCTTCTTAGCTCTTCTGTAAATCCAGCAGAATAATCACCAAGGCTTACGCGCAATGCCTCAAATGTGGTTGCGGCTGTCTCTGTGGGCTGAGACTGAATAAGGTTTACTACCGCACCAGCAAACGGTTTCGGCATCACGTTCCTAAAACCCTTCGGGGTGTCCATGTCATCGTATTGAGATTGCGCAATTTCACGCATCTTCAACAAACCTTGGGCAGCACCAGCAAAATCACCAACATTTAATTTGTCTTGTATATCCTCATAAACGCCCTGTGCTGCATCGTTCGTTGTAAGCACATATAGCGCTCCATCCTGAGCTATCGCATTATCGCGCTGCTCTAAGGACTGCTGCCAAGCCAGCAAGGCGGCATCTGCCTTAAGTATTTCCTCTGGAGTTTTTGCATTATTAGCAGCAGCCTCATAATCAAGAGAAATCTCATCAATTAAATCTGGAGATAAAAAACCAACCGCACCAGTGTTCAGCACATTTTCCTGAGTTTGCGCCCAATCCGAAAAGATTTCTTCAGCGCCTTCATCGCCAAAAAGATCACGAATGTATTGCTCATCTATTTCAAAGCCTGGAGGTGGAGTACCTCTTTGCCTTAAAGCCGCCTCAGCATTGCTTAAATCAGTTATAAATTCGTTTTTTCCTTTGTTAATTTCTCTATCAAGATCACTTTGAAGCCTGGAAACAAATGACCTATTTTGCTTAAAATCAAAACCAGGAAGAGGGTTTTTTTCGTACTCCTCAAGCAAAACTTTTTTCTGCCCAATAGGCGCTTCGTCAAAGCGAAAAATGCGATTAAACTCAAGAGCTTTCGATAATGTTGCGTTTGCGTAATTTACAGATTTTTCTTTACTGGCTCCAATGTCCTGCAAATCACCAGCCAAAGAATCTCCTAATTTTTGAAGATCCTCTTGAGTTACGCCTGGCTGCGTTGAGGCATCAATTATTTCCTGACCTCTAACTGTAGCTACCTTGGTTACATTTTCAGCCGCAGCCGCTTGAGCTTTTTTAAATGCAATATCAGAATATCTGCCTTGATAGGTCATTGCACTATCACCTAGACGAGCAGACAGAACACCAGCAGCAACCGGATCAACCGCTTGCATAGAGGCTGCGTAGCCATCTTGAATATCTGCCATAGACGCCTCAAACGCAGGCATAGACATATTGCCCTTGTCAGCATCACGAACAAGATTTTGCATGTCTTGTTTCGCCAGGCTTTCAATCTCAATAACAGCAATCCGATTAGCAGCATCAAATGCAGCGCGTTCTGCTATTGTAGTAGGCCCACCGGCCTCTTGTAGTGCTTGTAGGGTAGGCAAAGCGCCTTCTTCGCGCACACGCTCCTGACCTCGCAATTCCGCTGCTTGAGCGGCCTGTTTAAAGGCAAAGTCTGACATACGATCTACTTGCTGAGAAATGGTCTGGCCAAGCCTTGCCTGCTCACGCGTAGCCGCAAAGTCCATCTGTTGCGGCTGTCTGGTCTGTAAGCCGATGCGCTGATATCTGGGAAGGATAGCCATGTCTTAACCTATAATTGTCCGTATCTATATGCGCCCTGTCCAAGCGTACCGGCAGCGCCAACATAAGAGCTTAACTGAGCTGCTTGCCCCGCTTGTTTGTAAATGCCAGCTTGTGTGCTTGCCTGACCAAGAGCCATAACTGCATTGTCAGCAGCAACATTAAACTCTCTAACGCCTTCACCTGTTGCAAACTTTTGCAAGGTAGCAGCAGACCCAGATGTGGGATCGGCTCCAACAGCAGAACGAGCAATAATAGCCGCAAGCGTTTGATTGAGATTGCGCAAGGCATCAACGCCCTTTTGCTTGTACGCAAGTGCCTCAGATCTGCCGCGAAGCTCTGCTTGCCTGGCTTGTTCTTCATATTGCCTGCGCTGAGCATTACCCGCAGCTATTGATCCAGCAGCAGAAACTCCAGCCATAGCAAGCTGAAAGCCACCACTGGTTACTAATGGAGCTAAAACAGCCATATCAATTCCCCACGCTTAAACGATATTCTAAGCCTAGAACGGTCATTGCCAACGGCACATTCTGACTTACAGTTATTTGTCCGGTTCCACTATAGCCCAGCAAGCCGTGAACGGTTTTAGTGCCGGTAAATGGATCAACAGGTTTGTCTAAAACATTCTCGCCAAGGTTTCTAAACGGAACTTGCTTGCCGTTGATTGTCATATTCTGAGTGCCATTGACGATTGCATCAACCTGGATGATCCTTTTCTTGAACCCTTGAACAGATCCAGAGGATAAAGTCGGCTCGGCTGGCATTGTTTTGGCTGTCACCGTATAATCAAGCCCAGCAACGAAGGATGTTGTAGAAGCCGTTGCAAAGTCCACACGGCCATCGTGACTTGCAACCTTAGTGCCATCAATCACGCCATCGCGTATAATCTTAACAATTCTATCTCTAAGCCCAGTGCTGGTAACTTCTCCAGCAGCCCCTCCGGACACAGATCTATCTAAAGTAAGATTTGGATTAAACTTTTGCAGATGATAAGTGTTTGTAATATAGCTACTTACCCATGAATCACCGGCAGCATGAGCATCCCAGAATGCGCCAACAAACAATAATATTCTGGCATAGATATAATTATTACTTGTTACATCAGTAAAAGAAATCGTTGTCGGGCCTGGCCCATAAACAATTCTAATCAAAGTAACGTCACCATTTGCATTAATGGTTATTGTAGATGTGCCGTTGCCATATGATTCCCAAAACCCAGCATCCAAAGTTCCGACAGCGCCGTTCTTACCGAGATCTGCTCTTGGGTAGGAGTCAACAGTCTCCAGCAACCAAGCATATACACCACCGTCAGATGCGTCCTTTGTACCGGCAGCGATTTCGTTTATTGCTGCAGCAAGCCCATTGGTTGTATTCCAATCCATAACAGGAGCTTTAACGATTGTATAAACGTCTGAAATTTCTACACCAACAGCAATAAACTCACCGTCAGTTGTAAACCTACTAGGCGCAATCACATTCTGGCCAACCAGAATAGAGTAAACAGCCATTGAGCCATCTGTGCCATTTACCACAAACAAGCGATCTGACTCATCTGTAGATGCTGCGCGACGAGCAGCAAGATCAACGGGGTTCTTTAGCAAGTGAGAGCTAAGAGCTGAAAGAGGCTGAACCTGATAAGATGCTGTTGTATCGCCAAACTGAAACGCATTCAGAGATTTTCCCTGCCTTTGAATAAAGACAGACGCGCCGTTTAAATCTTCGATAGGCACACCAGGCTTAGAACCAAGCCTTGTTTGAGGTCTTATAAAGAAGCTCGAAGGTGTGATTGGATCATCGCTTGTTTGTATTACAGCGAACTCACCGCCCGTTGTGAATATTCGCAAGTCATTACCTGAGAACAAATTAACAATGCTGTTAAGCTGGTTTGTGTTAATCGTTGCCTCAACTGACTCATCGTCAAGACCAGTGCCAGGATTAAAGTCAAAGTAATTAATTACATTAGATCCCCAGATCGTATTCTGCCTGGACTTAGATCCACCAAAGTACAAACGCCCTTCGTGGAATGCAGCAGACTTAGCCCAGCCCCTTGTGGTTGACCATACGTCCTCATAGCCATGCTCACTCTCCCAGTTACCGGCTGTAACAGCACTGGTATCAAAGAAGTTTACTTCAACAACAGCCTTCATTTCTGTAGAGGAAACAAACTCAACATATCGAGCGCGGCCAAAGGTGCTAATAACCTGAGCGTATTCACCAACAGCAGCAGCAGCAAATGGCTCAACCTTGTATCCTGTTGTGTTGTCTGGCGCTGTAGTCCAGGCTGGATAAACAGTTAGAACCTTTGTGGAAGCAACATAGTCCTCAACATGGCGCGTTTGCCCTGAGCCAGTACCAGATGTTAAAGTAATAAACATTCCGTTTGGCTGATCGTCAGAGCTAAAGCTAGATGAGGATTTAAGGGTGATTGTATCAGCCCCGCCAGCCTGTGCCGTTCCTGTGTCTGTCGTTGCAGCTGAGGCCGTAATTGTAATATTACCAGTGGTGGCGCTAGGCGTAATGGTAAAGTTAGGCTGGTGCGTATCAAACGCATAAGCGTACTGAGGCAAGTTCGTCAGAGGCAAGTTTTCTAGCGTCCAAGACGTATCGCTGTTTCTCACCAGGCGTTTGGTTTGTAGATCCTCATGGCAGAGAATAAGCGTATCAACCGCCTGCGTGTAGTTAATCTCATCGAGCATAGCAGCAGTTATATCAGTGGCCGCAATGTAATCGTTACCAGAGGCGTTAATGTTTGTTTGCAGCGCTCCAGCCTTGAAAACATAGATCCTTTGATTGACCAAAACTAAAAGATAGCTGTCATTTACGCTGAACTCAAAAGGAATGATTTTAAAATCTGTAAACGTAGCACCAAAGTCATAGATGAACTGAAGCCCATCACGGCGACGAAACCCGCCTTGAGGCTGAATGATTACATTCGTAGCCTCTTCCAAGGCATTCTGATATTGCTGTAGATCCGTTCTGGCACGAATAAGCGGATCAAGCTCGCCAACCGAGAAATTGGTTTGGAACTGTATTACCCGCATTTTAGTACCTTACACTGATTAAAGAATAGTCCTCAATAACTTGCGGCGGCTTTCCTCGGCCATCAATATTCATGGCAGCTCGCATTTTACCACCACGCCCAGAATCAGCCGGTGTGCCATATGCCTCTGCCCTGAAGTAATCAGCCTTAGAGATTTGATCTGTTATAACGAAAGATAGCTTAGAAGCTAACGCATAGGTGAGCAGCTCAATAAAGTAAGGCGGCATTTTGCTTTCATCTACTGTCGCCTGGTAGTCAATGTAAACTTCTTCAAAGTTTGTATAGACCTGATCTTGGTAGATTTCCCAGCCGTATCTTACCGGCAACTGGCCAATGCCAGAGCTTTGAAACAGCGCTATAACGCCAGAAAGCATATCGCCTGGCATTTGATAAGCATACTTCCATTCGTCTACTGGAGCAGCAGCCAATCGAGCAAGCTGTTCTTTTTGAACGCTCCAGCTCCAAAGGTAGCTTGATAAAAGAGTATCGCGCAGATCTGGGTATAATCTATCGCAAGCCTGGGCCGCATCGCTTCCTTCTGTAAACGAAGAAATGGGCGCGGCACCCAACAGGATTAGAGCATCTGAGCAGATTGAGAGTGAAGTATCACCAGCGGCCATATTGCCCTCCTGTTAGTGGGGAAGGGGAGCCGAAGCCCCCCAACCTTTAGATAACTGCCGTTGTAATAACGCCAGATGTATTTGTAGCAACAAGGGTCTGACCACCATCGCTACCGTATGTATAGATCCAATCACCAGTAGTGATAAGAGCTTGAACGGTATTGAAGTAACCAGAACCAGCAATAGCAGCTTTGTTGTCACCAGATGACTTATAGCTATAAATTGCTGGAGCATTGCCGCTTTTAGAAGCGCCAACTGTTGCCCAATTTGCAGATGCGAATGCCATTGTCTAATCTCCTAATTATTCGGTGCAAGAAATTTTGACAATGCCTTCACCGTCGATTGCAACAGAACCGGCAGAGAACATCGAGCTAACCAAGAATGACGTTTTTTCTGGAACGTAATTTACTTCGGTTTTCTGCGACATTGACTCAGCGTAGCCCATTGAATCCTGGTGCCAAGCAAAACAGGTGCGAGTAGAAGGCTTAGGAATACCACCCTCATCACGATCACCCATAGTCAAAATGGTGAAGCCCATGAACGTGTTGATCTCACCTTGCACAAGAGCCTTTACAGCAGCAAAGTCTTGGCTAGTGATTTCAGTTTCACCAAGCAATGCGTCAAGCTGAGAAGCATGCATGAGCAACCTACGATTTTCTGAAGGTACGTTCTTCTCATTCAATGCTTTAGCTGTAGCGCGTAGCTTTTCAATGTTCATGTTGGTGCCAGCACCGCCCACAGTTGTTGCAACTGTAGATGTACCAGTGGCCGCGTTCAGAGCATCAATCATAATCTGATCCATACGGCGAGCGATAGATTTAGATACGACTTGAACCAACTCAGAGCGCTCATCAAAGTTGATGTGCGATTGCTGGAAGATGTCTGAATATTCTGCCGCGATGTAATCTTCCATCGTTGCAGTTACTCGACCATAAGTCACGTTTAGTGGTGTGACATCAGTTTGTGGAACGCGAAGTGTAGCAACACCTTTTCCGATTGTGGGAAACTTTACAGTATTACCGGCTACTCCGGTGCGTGTCCGCATCGTGCCGCGAAGCAGCGATTCGGCTTGATACGCTTGTTTGACCTCAGAGTCGAAAAGATCAACAAACGCCGT